TACAATCCGCCCAACAACCACGGAGTGCTCTTTCCTCCTATGTATCAAACGACCATCGACTACGACATCCCGATTGCGGACTACTCGCCGACATTTGAGTCACTGGAGACCCGAGTGGCTGCAGCCATGGCTGCGATCGTAGACACCGACAGCCTGCCAGACCCGTCCGAAATCTCGGAAATCGACAAAGACAACGCCCGCGACATCTTTGCAGGCAACAAGTTGGCCTCTGACGAGGACTTATCCTCCCCCCAAACGGTTGTTTACCTGCAGTCCTTGCTCAACGAGTACGACAAGGTGGTGGTCAAGTCCGCATCCCAGATCAGAACCTACGTCACCAACAAGTTGATTGCCGAAACGGCCAACCCAGACCCGCGCATCCGCATGAAATCGCTGGAATTGCTGGGCAAAATCTCAGACGTGGGGCTGTTCACGGACAAAACCGAGATCACCATGCGCCACCGGCCCACCGAAGAGCTCGAACAGATGCTGCGTGAGCGCCTGACCCGCGTAATTGAAGGAGAAGTGGTGCCAAACGGAACCTCACACCTGCCGGAAATCTCGGTTGACGACGTGGATACCAAGTAAATCATGGAGCTGACGCCCCAAATCATCGAAAAACTGGTCAAGAACATGCCTCGGGAGGAGGCTGCCGAGCTTTTGGCCATGTTTGACGAGCTGGAGGAGCGCAAACGCGTCACTGCAGCCCAAGATGACTTCTTGGCGTTCATTGCAGCCATCGACAAAACCTACAAATTCGGCACGCACCTGAAAAAGCTGGGCTCCCTGCTCATGGACGTGGAGGAGAACATCAAAAACCGCATTGCCGTGAGCATGGCACCGCGTATGGGCAAGTCCCAGATGATCTCGATCTACTACCCGGCGTGGTATCTCGGCCGTCACCCGGACCACAAGGTGATTGTGGCCTCACACACTGCAGATTTGGCGATCGTCATGGCGCGCAAGGTGCGCAACCTCATCAACTCTCCAGAATACGCACGCATATTCCCCAAAACCAAGATCGCTGCGGACGCCAAGGCCGCTGCCCAGTGGAACACCACCGAAGGGGGCGAGTATTTTGCGATCGGTGTGGGCGGCGCGCTGGCCGGACGGGGTGCACACCTCATTATTGCCGACGATCCGCTGTCCGAACAGGACATCAAGGCGGGAAACACCAACTCGCTGGACACCGCGTACGAGTGGTTCAGTGCCGGTCTGCGAACTCGTCTGATGCCGAACGGGAAAATCTGCGTGCTCCACACGCGCTGGCACCAGCGGGACCTGATCGGCCGACTGCTCAAAGACTCTGCCATGAACGAGGGCGGAGACCACTACGAAGCGTTTGAGTTCCCGGCCATCCTGAACGAAGGCACGCCAGAGGAGAAATCAATCTGGCCGGAGCAGTGGACACTTGAGTCCCTGCAGCAGACCCGGGCGTCGATGCACCACATCATGTGGCAATGGTATGCCCAGTACCAGCAAAACCCCACCGCTGCCGAAGCTGCGATCATCAAGCGCGACTGGATCAAGTGGTGGACCGGTGACGACCCGCCGCAGTGCGATTTCCTCGTGCAGTCGTTTGACACGGCGCTCACCACCAAGGAGCGATCGGACTTTTCGGTGTGCCATACGTGGGGAGTGTGGTTCAACGAGGAAGACAACACCCAGAACGTCATCTTGCTCAACTCGGTCAAGGGCAAGTACGAATTCCCGGAGCTCAAGGCCATGGCCCACGAGCAGTACCAAGAATGGCAGCCGGACTCTGTGGTGGTGGAAGCCAAGGCCAGCGGCCAGCCGCTGATCGACGAGATGCGCAGGTCAGGTATCTTCGTGCAGGACTTCAGCCCGGGCAAGGGCCAAGACAAGATTGCACGCTTGAACGCGGTGGCCGACATGTTTGCCTCTGGGCACGTATGGTTTCCAGAGACGGCGTGGGCTGCTCGTGCAGTCGAGGAGATTTTGGCGTTCCCGGCCGGTGAGCACGACGACGAGGTGGACACGATGACGCTGGCCTTGATGCGCGTGAGAAAAGGTGGCCTGTTGCGCCTGAGCACCGACCACGAGGATAATGAAGGCTTCCACCGGGCCCGCCGGGCCGCTTATTATTAGGATCACACATGGCAGCCAACAGCATGACCCCATCCGTCGCCCCCGCTCCGCAGGGCCTTGACCTCTTGGGCCCGGACCCACTGAGCATCGACGACATCCAGCCAGACGACACTCCTGCAGTGGAGATCATGATCGAGGACCCCGAAGGCGTGCAGATTGGCATCGACGGTCTGGAGATTGACCTGATGCCGGAGCCCGAGACGGCCGAAGCGTTCGATGCCAACTTGGCCGAGTTCATGGACGAGGGGGAGCTCGGTGCGCTGGCCAGTGATCTGATTGGGGAGTACGACTCCGATATGGCGTCCCGCAAAGAGTGGGCGGACATGTACGTCAAAGGCCTCGAAGTCCTTGGCATGAAGTACGAAGAGCGCACGGAGCCTTGGACCGGCGCATGCGGGGTGTACTCCACCGTCCTGACAGAAGCTGCCATCCGGTTCCAGTCCGAGACGATCATCGAGACATTCCCCGCGCAAGGGCCCGTTAAGACGGAAATCATCGGGGCGATAGATAAGCTCAAGGAAGAAGCGGCGGAGCGGGTGCGCGAAGACATGAACTTCAAGCTCACCGAAGAGATGCCGGAGTACCGCCCTGAGCACGAGCGCATGCTGTACAACCTCGGCTTGGCCGGGGCGGCGTTCAAAAAAGTGTACTTCGACCCCAGCTTGGGGCGTCAGGCTTCGGTGTTCATCCCGGCCGAAGACATCATCATTCCGTACGGCGCGGCCAACGCGCGCACCGCAGAGCGTGTGACCCACGTCATGCGCAAGACCAAAAACGACGTCAAGAAACTGCAGGTTGCCGGGTTCTACCGCGACGTCGACTTGGGCGAGCCCCTCACGTTCCACTCGGACATCGAGAAGCGCAAAGCAGAAGACCAAGGGTTTACCCTCAGTGATGACAACCGGTATCAGCTGCTGGAGATGTGTGTCGACTACGACATGCCCGGCTACGAAGACGAGGACGGCATCGCCTTGCCGTACGTTGTCACGATCGACCGCAGCACGACCAAAGTGCTGGCCATCCGCCGTAACTGGAACGAGGACGACCCGCTCAAACTCAAGCGCCAGCACTTCGTGCAGTACACCTACATCCCCGGCTTCGGGGTGTATGGCCTTGGCCTGATTCACATCATCGGTGGCTACGCGCGCGCAGGCACTGCGCTGATCCGTCAGCTGGTGGATGCGGGCACGCTGAGCAACTTGCCCGGGGGCTTGAAGTCCCGTGGCCTGCGGATCAAAGGCGACGACACCCCGATCGCTCCCGGCGAGTGGAGAGACGTGGATGTGGCCAGCGGTGTGGTGCGTGACAACATCATGCCCCTGCCGTACAAGGAGCCAAGCCAAGTTCTGATGGCGCTGCTGAACCAGATCACGGACGAGGCACGCCGCCTTGGCTCCGTGGCCGACATGAAGGTCAGCGACATGAGCGCCAACGCGCCCGTGGGTACCACACTGGCTATTCTGGAGCGCCAGCTCAAAACGATGTCGGCCGTGCAGGCCCGTGTGCACTACTCGATGAAGGAGGAGTTCAAACTTCTCAAGGCCATCATCCGCGACAACACCCCGGGCGAGTACGAGTACACCCCAGAAGGCGGCAACCGCAAGGCCAAGCGCGAAGACTACGACATGGTGGACGTGATTCCCGTGTCCGACCCCAACAGCGCCACCATGGCCCAGCGGATTATGCAGTACCAAGCTGTGATCCAGTTGGCTGCCCAAGCCCCGCAGATTTACGACTTGCCCATGCTGCACCGCCAGATGATTGAGGTGCTGGGCATCAAGAACGCGGACAAGCTGGTGCCGGTGGACGACGACCTGACCCCACGCGATCCGGTGTCGGAGAACATGGCGTTCCTGACAGGCAAGCCCACCAAGGCGTTCATCTACCAAGACCACGACGCACACATCGCGGTGCACATGGCCATGATGCAGGACCCGCTGTTGATGGCGCAGATTGGCCAGAGCCCACAGGCGCAGAAGATGCAGGCCGAGATCATGGCCCACGTCTCCGAGCACTTGGCGTTCTCCTACCGCAAAAAGGTCGAAGAGCAGCTTGGCGTGCCCATGCCCACCCCCAACGCAGAACTGCCAGAAGATGTCGAGGTGCAGCTGTCGCGTCTGGTGGCTCAGGCGTCCCAGCAGGTGCTGGCCCAGAGCAAAGGCCAAGCTGCCCAGCAGCAGGCCCAGCAGCAAGCGCAAGACCCGCTCATCCAGATGCAGCAGCAAGAGTTGCAGCTCAAGGCGCAGGATGTCGAGATCAAGAAGATGAAGGTCCAAGGCGACTTGCAGCTTCGCTCAGAAGAGCTTGGCCTCAAGGCGCGCGAGTCCGCCGCCAAGACCGGGGAAGACCCACAAATGGCCGCGCAGAGAATGCAGTTGGAGATTTCCCAGATGCAAGAAGCGCACGCCATGGAGATGGCAGCAAAGCGGCAAGCCTTGCAACAGGCCCAAGCTCAAGCGCAGCAGCAGATGGCGCAAGGACAACAGCAAGCTGCTCTGCAACAAGCCCAAGCCCAACAAAAAATGGCGCATGGCGGACAGGTTCATGCGCAAAAACTGATCCACGCCGAGCGCGCGTTTCAACAACCAAAACCGACACCAGACGGTAAAGGAGAATGATGGACATTAAATTTTTTGAGCTCCTCAATCGCAAGCTTGAGGAGCAAGTCAAAAGTCATTCAGAGGCTTTGGTAGATGGGCAGCCGAAAGACTACGCCCACTACCGGGAGTTGTGCGGGGTTATCCGAGGTCTCCAGACCGCACAGCGTGAAGTTGGTGACCTCGTGCGTAAACTGAAAGACGACAATGACGACTAACTTTGATGTTCAGGCGGTTGACCTGTCCAGCATCCTCAATAAAAACGAGGAGGAAAAAGCTCGACAGGTTCCAGACCCCGCCACCTACCACCTGCTGTGCATGCTTCCACAGGCCAAAGAAGAGTACGAGGGCGGCTTGCTCAAAGCCAGCCAGACCATGCAGTTTGAAGAGCTGCTGTCGCCCGTGCTGTTCGTGGCCAAGATTGGGCCTGACGCATTCAAGGACGAGAAACGCTTCCCGAGCGGCCCGAGCTGTAAGGTCGGAGATTTTGTGTTGGTGCGCCCCAACAGCGGCACCCGCATGAAGATTCATGGCACCGAGTGGCGTCTCATCAACGACGATTCCGTGGAGGCGGTCGTTCAAGACCCTCGCGGCATCCAGCGCGTTTAAGGAGGCACCATGGCTGATTTTGAAAAAACCGAATTCGAGTTCCCCGATGAGATCGAGGAGAAGAACCCCCGGGCAGGCGGTCGAGTAGTCGACCCCGAACCTGAACCGGCCGACGAGCCAGAAGTCGAAATCATCGACGACACGCCGGAGAAAGACCGTGGCCGCACGCCCATGGAGGAAGCGCCCAAGGACGTCACCGACGAAGAGCTGGAGAAGTACACCGACCAGCGGCTGAAGGCTCGCCTTGCGCATTTGGGCAAGGGCTACCACGAAGAGCGCCGGGCCAAGGAGGCCGCACTGCGCGAACGCGAAGAGGCCGTGAAGCTGGCCCAAGCCATTGTGGAAGAGAACAAGAAGCTCAAGGGCTCCTTGCATCAAGGCCAAAGCGCACTGCTTGAGCAGGCCAAAAAGGTGGTGGCCAACGAGATGGAGCAGGCCAAGCGCAAGTTCAAAGAAGCGTATGAAAGCGGCGACGCTGAGGCTTTGACGGCTGCGCAAGAAGAGATGACGGCTGTGAAGATGAAGGCCGAGCGCGTGAATAATTTCCGCCCTGCCCCTTTACAGGAAGAAAAAACTGAGGTACAACCACCACAACAGGCGGCACCAGCGCCTCGTATAGACTCCAAAACGCAAGCGTGGACTGAAAAGAACTCGTGGTTTGGGGTTAACAAGAAGATGACTGCCTATGCGTTAGGCCTTCACGACGAGTTGGTGTCCGAAGGGTTTTCTGCAGGAAGCGACGAATACTTCAAACGTGTCGACGCGGAAATGCGGAACCGCTTTTCAGATGTATTCGAGTCTGAGAAGCCGGAGGATGCTCCTTCTCCTCCGAAAAAGTCGAATGTTGTCGCACCGGCAACGAGGAGTACTGCGCCCCGAAAGGTCGTACTTACCAAATCGCAGGTCGAAATCGCCAAGCGGCTCGGAGTTCCTTTGGAGCTCTATGCACGTAAGGTTGCGGAAGAAATGAGGAAATGAAAATGACGGAACAAATTCGTACCAAGCGTGAACTCGAAACACGAGCTACCGCAGCGCGCCCTGCAAAATGGGCTCCTGCCCAGCTTCTACCTGACCCCACACCGGAGGCCGGGTACGCTTATCGC